CCCAGGAATGTAGGCTTCGTCCATTATTTTTGTCCTCCTTTCTCAATATATTTCATAATCTCCTGCCAGTCATTAGGAACAAAATCTGGCAGGCGGTGCTCTTTGCCTGACAAGATTGAGCGGGCCTTCGTCAGGCCTATTGGCACAGTTTGCAAATACCATTGTGTAACGCTCTTCTCTCGACGAGTCGTTGCATAATAGACCTCGTCGAAATAGCCTGGAACTTTTTCAGACAGCTGGCCCGTCAGCAACGGACCGATGTCTATAATGGCCCCAGTTGACTCATCACGCTTGATATCAATGTGCGAGAGCACAATGACGTTACAAGGCAGTGATACTATCTGCCGCAGCTTGCCCTCTACCAAGTTGCGAACCATTTGGTAGTGAACATTCCAGATCGGTCCGCCTGTCGGCGACCGCTTGGGGTCAAGCATCAACGCCCTTTCCATTGCGAGGTCAGTCATGGTTGTTGTGCTGTCCACGACAACTGTCTTATACTTGCAGTCCTTGCGAAGCTGCAGCAAATCTTTTTCGAACTTGACCCAGCTCTGCCAACTCATGTCATAGGTCTCATAGTCGAAGTCCTTGCCTGCATACGTCAGTATGTGACCATCAAAGTCGAAGACAAATCCAGGAGTAGGAGCACTCGCTGCGAAAGTGCTCTTTCCTGTTCCGTATGAGCCGATGACCATTATCTTCAGGTGCTGGGTGTTGGCCTTAACATTCTTCGCACTCGGCATACATGGCCTCCTTCATGTTGCTTATCCGCTTGAGCGTCGGCTCAAGGTAGTCTCGCTCTGTGCGGATAAATCCTGGAATTGGAAAATCCTTGTCCTGCAGCTCATCAAGCGACAAGTGCCGCTCACAAAGCGGTGCGTAGCAGCATCTACCAAAGCGATAACAGCTATCGAACTGCATCGGCCAGCACTGATGTGCTTCACACTGGGCGATTTGTTCCGCTGTTAGGGCGAAGCTCCGCCGCCATTCGGCGAGGTCATCGTCGGTAAAGACCATAGGCACTCGCCTGAAAGCAACCGTTCGCTTTCCCCACGTGCCATCTGCCTTGCGGCGACAAGACACCTGGTGGATTACCACCAGGCAGCCCTGGACTTCCAGTCCCATTGCTTTTGCAGCGTAAGTATAACCCATTATTTGGGCTGAGCGATTGAGTCGCTCAGCGACAAGAGCAGCCGATTGCCCTGTTGTTTTGTGCTCTACGACAAAGGGAATGCCGTCGAGCACAGCTCGCATATCTATGCGACCAAAGAAGCCAAGGTTGTCGCCGACCTCGACAAAGAACGACTGCTCTGTGGCTTTCACCTCGAGAGAGCCGACGTCAGTCTGTTGGAATTCGTCAATATACGCTAGTAGGGCTTCGCCTGCTGTGTCCAGCGTGCGATAGTCCTCTTCCCATTCAGGGTGGACTTGCGTCTCCAGCTCCCAGATGGCCTTGCCATAAGCCAAGGCCTGCTGCACAGCCTCGCTGAGCTTCGCCCCCGTCTTGACAGCACTGTAATAGCCCTCCATTATGGCGTGCCATGCACTGCCGTAACGCAGGGCATTACTGCCTTGCAGAGGGCGCAACCCGCAGACGCAGGACAGGAAATACTTTCTTGGACAGGAGGCGAACGCCTCCCGTCCAGAGTTGTCCAACCGTATCATAAGCTGATACCCACCTTTGCAAGGGCATCGATAATGGCCTGACGTTCGTCGTCCTCGAGACCAGCCAGGCGACGCTCCAACTCGGCCTTGCTGAGCTTTGGAGCAGCAGCCCGCTTCGCAGTCCACTCTCCACTTTTCAAGGTTTCCCAGCGACGCTCGATAGCTTCTTTAGCGTCTTGGCCGTCTCTCCCAGCAGCTGCATCACCCAGCACCTGACTAAGGCCATGAACCATCAACTTCCTCTTGATGTCATCGGAAAGCTCGTCCACACAATAAAAGTTACCCTCCCCTATAGAGACCACAGTGATTTCAACACCGTTGTCCTTCGGGGCTTTGTCCAATTTCTTCGTGCTCATCTTCTACCTCCCTCAATGAAATTAGACCTCCCTCTACGAGGAGGTCGTATACCAACTGGGACATTGACTTGCCAGCTAAAGCCGCAGCAATCTTTAGCTGACATTTTGTCCCTTGTGGCCATCTAAAGTGGAAATCTTCATACATGTCCATTTGTCCATTTGTATAACATGCCTTTCTCAAGGTGTCAACCCCTAAATTTACAAGGTTGATACCTAGGGTCTATCTTGAGCTTCACCCTCTTTTACTATTTTTTCTACGGGAGTTACTAATATTCGCAACTCCTGCTGTTTCACTGGATTTCCATCTTTGTCTAGGCAAGCGTGGCTTGCACGATATCTTCTTACAAAAATCCTAGATACAAGTTCTTCCCCAGTATGTTCGCCGGGGATTTTGAAGTAACATTGGATATTAGGGAATATTCTAGATGAAAGCCACCATCCAGGTTTACTTCTAGTGCTCTTTGTGAAAGGTTGACCATTTATTATTTCCTCTTCCAGTCTGCTAAGTGTGCGTGCATAACTTAACTCTATGACAAAGCTTGCTGGTTTATTAACTAAAATCATTTTCTGCAAGGTAGCTCCAAACTTCAGTTTCCCTGCTTCGATAACCTTCTCTTGATTTTCTTTTAGCCAATTCTGAATAAGAGAAAGACCCTCAAGAGGAAAAAGTTTGAAATCAATCCCGCCATCGTAATATTTTTCCAGTTCTTCCACTGTTTCAAATGTCAACGGAGCTTCAGCCAGTCTTCTCACATCCTCCGCACTCATCCCAATTTCAAACTTGAAGGTATCATCTTCATTTATACGGAAATGTTCAGAAATGAGGCTATGACTGTCAGGATTTTGTCCCTGTGCCATATACCTCATTCTTTCCGCACCTAGTAGGGCTAATACTCTTCCATCTCTAGTCACTGAGAAGCTGAAAAAATCACACATTTAAAAACCTCCTAATTAGGATTGGCAGTAGATTTTAAGCGGTTTTCCGCACCAATCCTGCCTTTTCTTCAATTGTTCTTTTGGTTTCAGTATTTAAATGTGTAGCCCAACAAATCACTATCTTTCTTGCCCGAGCAAAAATAAACCCTCGTGGGTTTCTAAATTGCTTCCAATATTCCCTATCACGAGAATAAAAGAAGTCTAAAATATAATCTACTAACTCAAGTTGAGCCAAACGAGGAAGGCCAAGAATAGAGCACCATCTTCCCACGAGGTCGGGTATTTCTTGATATAACAATTTAGTGTCTATCCCTTTTATTCTCCATATAGGAAAAACTTCTCTTTTCCTCATATTTCTTTTGTTTCCTACTCTTTCACTATATCCAGCACCTTTCTTTAAGATTCGATGAGCTACTCCTTTGTTAACACCAAGTATCTTGCCTATTTGAGCAAAAGTTAATCCAGCATCTCTTAGATTTCTAACGTCTGCGTACGTTACCTTCCTCATTGTCTCCTCCCTTTCCTTAGCTCTGACGACCAGCGTGCAACCCTAAACTCACAAGGGTTGACACCCAAGTGTCTACCTGAACCGTCTAACGACCAGTGTGTAGCCATCCCCAAGAGGGACGGACTTTGTCTGGCCCACTTTCAGCGGGGAGGACGTTGTCCTCCTTGATGCCCAGCACACCAAGGTGCGACATGTCGCACATCTTTTTCAAAGATATCCTTGGCTGATGAGCGATTGTGTCGCCGTGAGGCGACACAATTTTGCTGCACAGCAGTATGGCTGCTCTGCAGCCAGAAGCGTCAATTTTTGACCTTTTCGCTGGCATTACCGCTCCTCCTTGAGCCTCTTGAGAATGTCCTCACGACACTGGTTGTAGCCGTCCACGAAGCCTTTGTGATAGGCAGCATCCAGGTTGTCCTCAAAGCCACCCGCTCTCTTCTGTGCCAGATGCTCTTCGTCCCTGTGCTTCTCTTCTGGAATGAGTGAGCGAACAAAGCATAAGCGGGCTTCTGCCAATGTTCTTAATCTTGGTCTCATAATCATTGCCCTCCTTAAGCATTCTATAAGGCCTTCTGGTGACAGCATCACTGCTCCTCCTTGAGCCTGAGGTAAGCTCTTCTGAGAGTTTTCAAGTCCTGAATATACTCTGGACTGTAGCTCTCGTTCTCCAAGGCCCTGTTGTAACTGTCTCTGTCCTCGACCTCCTCAAGGACCTCACGGAGAAGCCACCTCAAGGCAGCCTCGAAAGCCGCTTTATAGTCCATATTTATCCTCCTCAGCACACTGACATTTGACAATCAGTTGCCCGAACTCAACAGCATACCGCCACGAGGTGCACCACACAAGCCCCCGGCTTGCATAACCAAGGTAGCTCCGCTCATGATATATGTGCACCTCGAGCGGACTGAAGGCCAATGGGGCTTTGCCTATTGGTCTGAATAGCTCGTCTGTGAAGATGAGGTTTGTTCTGTCCTCTTGAATGTGAATGCAAAAAAATCTTGGCATCTTGTCTCACCTCCTTTCTTTCCAGAAATGTCAAATTTTGACATTTCAGCTGTTTATCCATCTGATAATGAGCCATCCTGCTAGCCACATGGCTAGCAGGAAACCAAAGAACTCAATCATTTTGGCCTCCCACATCTATGACGCATTCCCTGTCCAGCCACTCGTGAACGAGTGACTGGTATTCTTTTGCCCAGGACCTCAAGTCCTCTGGTGGTATAGAGGACACCAGTCTACGGAGCAGGAAGGAAACCTTCCTGTGGAGCGTCCACCAAGCACTCTCCACATGCATCAAGTAGTGGAGAAGCTCTTCACGGCGCTCGTAAGCGAATTTGGAAGCCTCGGTTATACTCTCAAGTGAAAGCCGTCTGAAGTCAGAGGCACCTACCACAGCTTGGTGCGTGTTCTCGCACCGCAGAGGTCCTGTGAATACAACCTTCACGAGCCACTTGCACGGAACATCTGGTCCCCGCAGGGCGGTAACGTAGTCCCACGCAGCAGCTTCCAGCCCTGCTTCGAGCAGGGCTTGCACAATTTGCTTCCACTCTTTATCTCGGTTCTTCATCTGTGGCCTCCATGATGACATGTTTACTCTGCGTCCACTCTTCAAGCAGCTCCGCATATCGCTGGGCTGCCTTTTTCAGCCCGTCATCTCCAGGCGGACTGACAACTCCTCTCAGGAACACGTTCATCAGTAGCTCTCCGAGAGGAGGGTGAAACACCTCCCACACTGCAGCAATGTGCTGCAGGTAGTGGTAGAGTTCATAGCGATGCTCGTGTGTAATGATGAAACCCTGCTCTATCTCTCCCAGAGATAGAGCAGCAAACTCCTCTTTACCAAGTGCGTGTGCACATCTGCCCCGCAGAGGGCAAGTGAATATTGCTTTGCAGTGAGCACACTCGATAGTGTCTGGCCCTCGCAGTGCTGTAACGTAGTGCCACAGCACCGCAGGCTTGCGAGATATCTCCATAATGATTTCTCTCCAGCTCTTCTCACCATTGGTGAGAGGCGACGAGTCCCACCGCAGCAAAGCTGCCGCTAAGCCGCTTTCCGCAGCTTCCAGAGCTTGTCTGGCAGCGAGACTTACCTGCTCGTTCATGCGAGCAGCCCTTACAGCTGTCTTCGCCCCACGGAGCCGAAACTTTAGCCAATTACGTTCTCTCGACATTGCCAAATCCTCCTTCCGAAGGACTTTCGTCCTTCGCTTCTTTAATGAGCCTCTCGTAAGAGGCTTTTATTCGCCTACGCTCTTCCGAACTAACGTTCAAGTTGGCGATATATTGCCAGAAGACTCGCCAATACGCTGACAGTTCCCTGAAGGGACGCTCATTCATTTTCGTCCTCCTCTGGAAGGACGTTTGTCCTTCTGAGCCACTTTGCGACTGCTCGTGTGTATTCAGTAGATAGGTCGTCCAACTTCGGAAACTTGGTGCGCCGCTTTGCTTCCAACACCTGCATGAGCACCTCCGCAACTCTTGGCTCGAGCACTTTCCAAACTGTAATCAAGTGCTTGAGATAATGCTCGTCCCGTCCCTGTATTAGGAAGCGGAACGCCTTAAGCACATTGTCAGGACGCTTAATGCACCAGTGATATGCTGATGTGTCAGCTACTGCGAGAACGAAGCCCTTATA